TCTTTGTAGCCACTCGGAATCATCACGAGTGACGCTTGACTTAGTAGATTGCTCATAAGTTGTTTAATTTATTAAGTAAGCAAGAGATACCTTCATAGTATCCTCCGCCAGTTGTTATGCGTGATTTGTAACCTTGTACGATATCCCACGCTTGACCTTTGTATAGACGATTTCGAGTGCCAATTCCGATGCCTATCATTTTAGTAGCCGATTACTGATCCTGAAGAGATAATGAATCCGGTGATTTTTGATGCTCCACCTGAAGGTAGATATGCTCCTTGCTGAAGTGTGATTCCACTCAATCCACGAGCTGAAAGAACATTCGTTCCGTCTACTGAGAATGAAGTGAACACCGTGTCTTCTTGGACTACAAGTGCTGCATAACCTACTGATGTAACTGTACCCGTGCCGTGATATTTGAATCCATCGCCACCAGCCAAAATGCTTGTTGAGTTGCTCATATTGTGTGTATTTTTTCTATTAAAGTTGGAGTGTATTGTGTCACGCTTGATGTTGTTTCTACTTTTAGGATTCCGATTTCACAAAGTGTTCCACCGCTGGTGCTTACACTATATTCGTGTTCGCCTTCTAAGAGTGTTCCCGTTGTGCCTTCAATGAATTGGAATTTGTTGTATCTCTCCGTTTGTGTGCTGACATCGGTCAATGTGGTTGTCACAACCGTTTCCGTTTGTCGGTGAGTGAAGGTAAATACATACGATGCTGCACTTGCTTTCTCCGTCAAAGTCAAATACCAAAATTTGGTTTGCAGTTTATTAATTACCAACATCAATACAAAATAGCGACTTGAGTTTTATGTAACAAAAAAGGGTGAGCAAATGCCCACCCCCTTTCTCTATGAATCAAGCGTACTTAAATTCCTAATGTAGTTACCACCGAACCTTGCAAGATGAAAGGTGCTTCGGCTTCGATTGCAGATAGAGTCACCTCATATCCAGTAGAATCACCCATTGCAGTACCCGTGTTGCTGACCATTGCAGTCACATCACAACCCAAGTCCTTACCGGCTAACCAATACTCATCGTTGTTCGTTTTCACGATTGCATAGCAACGACCTTGTGCAAGAAGTTTCATCTCGTTGCGTTTGGTTGTTGACAATCTGCGAAGTTTGAACACAATGTCAGCTTGGTTGAAAGATGTGCCGTTCTCAATCGAAACATTTGTGGTGTTTGTCAATGATCCGGTTGCTTTCGGTAGCTCGTAAGTGTATACATCGCCACTCACCACAGTTGTTGCAGTAACTACACCACTAACAACGGTAAACTTTGATGCAGTCCAACTGATTAGGTGGATGCTTTTGATACCACCGATTGCTTCTTTGCAATCAAGGGTAAATCCTGATGTTAATAAACAAGGCATCCTATCTCAGATTAAAGGGTGAAATAAACAACTTCAGATGGGAATGCAACCTGCACACCATACTTGAAAGTCAAACGGAAACGAACTTCGTCAGAATCTTCAGAGTACCAAAGTTTTGCGATTTCCTCTTCGTTTGCAAGGTCAGTTCCTAAGAAGAAGTTTGACAATGAACCAGCAAACAATTTATTTGTTCCGTTCAAACCACCAACGGCGATCAACTTCATATTAGTTCCAGGATAAACCATTTCCATTTCAGTTGCAGCATCGGCTACATAGTGAAACAAATTGGCGTTCTTCAAATTAACCAACATCAACTTGTAAGCGTCAACACCCAAGAAACAAACTAAGTCAGTTTTGGTTGCAACGGCAGCTGGAATGTTTGCATAGATTTGATCCAAGATATCATCAATGTTTGCAGCAGTTACGGTTGTGAAAGTTGTTGGGGCAGCGTTTGCCAATGTTGGAGATGCAGCAGCGATGATCTTCATCAAACCATCAAAACGGTTCAAGTTAGGGTTACCACTTGCAGAATCACCCTGCCAAAGAGCAGTTTCCAAAGTTTGTGCAATCACGGCTACCTTCTCATTTCCAATCTGCTCCTCGAAAGGAATCATTGTTGGTGAACCGGGCATAATTTGTGTTTGCATCCACTTTGCTTCCAAAGTTTTAGGGCAAAGAGTTTCTTCAACTTTTACTGCACCGACTGTGATGTTTCTTTGTGTGAAGGTAGTTGTACCACTTGGATTGTATCCGCAGCCATCGGCTTGAAAGAATACGGTTGAAGCGATGATGTTCAAGGCAGCAGATGATTTAACACCTACTTGCACTTGGTTAGCAGCGTACATTGCAGCAGCAGTTTTACCGCTGAACAATGCCTTAACGAGTAAATCGGTTGATTGCTCGTTGTTGTAATTCGTGAGTGATCCGACTGAAAATGCCATAGTTTTAGTTTATTTATTTAGTGAGTTTTTTAATCTTTTCAATGCTTCAAACTGATCATTCTTCTTGTTTGAAACGGGAGTTTTTGTGGGTTCATCTGAAGGCAAGTCAGCAACTTTCTCGATCAAGTCGATTGCTTTGCTCATTGCTTCTTTGTGTGTGTTGTTAGATGCAGTCAATGTTGCCACCTTAGCAGTCAATTCAGCGATTGCGGTTTCCATCTTGGCAACTACTTCATTGAATGCAGATACGGTTGCAAACTCTTCGGCTTCAACTTCAACTTCGATTTCAGGTTCAACGATTTCAGTAACCATTCCGTCAACGGTTGTCACCAACAATCCACCTTCAACCTCGTGAGTTGCATCAGGTGCTGGAATGTCACCTTCAGCAGTTTGAACGAAGATGGCAGTTCCGATTGCCAATTCACCTTCGTAAGTGATTACAGTTCCATCAGTCAATGTGGCGGTTGCCATCTCGACTTTGATTTCTTCGTCAGAGAATCCGAGCATTGTGCGGATTTCCTTCAATGTTTCTTTTGCGTTCATTTGTATATTAATTAGTTTTTAGTTCTAAGTGTTGCAATTTTACTTGCCATTCCATTGGCTAAGGATTGATTTCATTTGCTCAAGGAGTTGTTCATCAGCATCAACTGGGAAGTCAAAAACACCCTCAACTGAGAATCCTTTGAACTCGCCTGACTTTACTTTTGACCACACTTCATCGTTGTCAATCAAGTATGAAACAAACCAAGAACCATCGGCAACCTCTTCAAATCCCTTCGGTGGCATAACGCCCCGTTCACGATCAATGATGTATGATTCAAACAAGCTCACGCCATCTGCGATGGGTGTGTTGTGATGAGCATTCACCGAATCATATTTGTTGCCCCTTGCCCACTTCTTCGCAATCTTGAAGATGCTTTCCTTGTCGAATACCACATAGTATTCACCACGAACATCGTCTCTTCGGTAGATTGGTAGATCAGCAATCATCGCTGCTCCAGTAACGATTCGTTTCTCCTCGTCTTGGATGGCAAATTTACTCGCTGACAATTTGCGTTCAGTCCAACTCAACATCTCTTCACCACCCCACAACAAATAAGAGATAGTCCCACAAGCGGTGTCATCATCGGGGTTGTAGTATTCTTTCGCTCGTGATAGGTATGAATAAATGCGTTGAACTGTTTCATCGCTGATTGGTTCACCTTGTGCCAATTGTTGACCTCTCACTTTGCCGACTTGAGTTGCACACTTGTTGCCATTCTCTTCGTTCAAGCGGATACCTCTTTCGGCATTTGCTTTCGCACTTTCAGGGTAATCCGTATAACTTGCATAATCTTCAAATGCAAGAAAGTCCTTTTGTATGGCTGGAGTTTCTACCAAAGAAACGAACTCAATGCCCGTTTCCTCGTCAAACTCGTTGATGTCTAATCGGTATACTGGTAACTTCATCTTTCTTAAATAGCACTATTTAACAACGGATACTTTTCTCGTAGTATCCACACGATCGGTTGTTTTGCGGATGTCACCTTCAGTCACAAATACTTTGGTATCAAATCCGCTTACTGATGGTAGTGATGAGCTGATATTTGGTGCTGACATTGCCGGTGCATTGATACCCATTGCTCCTCCACCCCCAATACCTGATGCTTTTCCACCTGATAGCACTTGCTTTGCTTTTGCTACATTCGCCAAGATGCGAACAATCCCTTGTGCGTAATATGCTGCGGTGAACACGGGAGTTGCTGGTCCAAGTATTCCAGCGACCTTTGCTGATGCCTTTGCGGATTCAGCGTTCAACGAACTCACGGCAATTGCAGTATCAATTCCAATCTCTACCAATGCGATTGCCTTTTGAATGTTTTGACGCTTTTGATCTTCAGCAGTCAATATGCTATTTAATGCGCTTAATCCTTCAACCGTACTTTGTGCAATTGAAAGTTTGGCATTGTGCATTTGTTGATCAGCCAAAATTGAATCCGCCCTTGCTTGTTCCTCTAATGCTTTTTTTCTTGCTGCCGATGCTGCAAATGCTTCATATTCTGCATCGGTATATGTTTTGTATTGTTCACCTTGTTTGAATAATCCAGCACCTCTAATTGTACCCAACTCTTTGAAAAAATCCTCTTCGTGTTTTTTGTTTTGTGCATTGACTAAATCTTTGCCATCTTGAATTGCCTTCAATCGTGCATCCTCTTCCGCTTGTGCGGTCTTCCTTTGTTGCTTTGCCTTTTCTGCATCTGCAAGTTTCTTTGCAGCATCGTTCTCTTCAATTCTTCTTATTGCTTGGCGAGTTCTTATTTCATCATTGACAAGTTGTTCGCTTTTCAATGTATTGGCTTGAAGTGTAAGTCGCAATTGTGCTTCTTCTGCTTTTCCGTGTTCTACTCCTGCCAATGCCCGACTTTGTGCAATGATTTTTAATCTTTGTTGTATTTTGATATAATCTTCACCAATTTGATTTTGCTTTGCTTCAATCTCAGCCAATTCAGATTTCTTTGATGCCAATTCGCCATACAACAACAATTCTCTTTCACGATTCAAATCACGAATACTTTGATTGTATTTGTCTTGCTCAACTTTGGCTTTCTTTGTTTCTTCCGAAACGCCCATAATAGCGGTCTTGATTTGATCCCAATAAGCGACAATTGAACCAAGTGCAATCACAATTAATCCTATACCAGTTGAACCGATCCCCGCTCTAATTGCTGCAAATGCTTTCTTCGCACCACTTGCAATGTCCGTGAAGATTGCGGTGAATTGTTGCTGAACCTTTCCCAATCCTTCAAGACCTTGTGTCAATGCCATTGCACCTTGCAACTTGATCAATGTTTTTTCAAAGTCCTTTGATTCGTTTCCAAACAACGCCATTGCACCTTGTGCTGCTTGGAATCCATTTGCAACGCCCATCACAACGGTGTTCAACTTTGCAAACTTGTCAGGATTCACCGCTTTCACACGATCATTGAAATCCTCCATCCTATCCCTCGCCCCGGCAAGTGCGGATTCTGCCTTCCTTGCTTCAGGTGAGAACTCACCGAACTGCATCACGGCTTGTTGAGCTGCGATGGTCAGTTCCTTTATTTCGGACTTCATTGATTTGAAGTCGGGTTTTTTGACGGTTAGGTCAATCGTTGCGCTTAGTGCCATTATATTATGA